ATAACTGATAGAAGAAATAAAGATATTCAAGAAGAACAGGCATCTGCTAGAGCGAGAAGATTGCGTGGTGGTAAACGTGGGTTATTAAACAGTTTGCGATTAAATTCAGAAACAGGTATTAAAACAAAACAAACAACTCTAGGAGCATAAATGGCAAATGCTTTTAAAAGCGCAGAAGATTATTTTAACGATTATCAAGCATCGCAAGATGAGTATGAAAAACAGTTTTCACAATATGAACAAGACTTTGATACGTTTCAACAAAGTTTTTATCGTGATGGTGCGTTCTTACCAACTATAGATGTACGAGGCAGAGGGGCTGGAGCATCAGGCACACGAATTAATCGACCAAATAGTTTGTTTCAGTCTGGTGGTTTTACTGGCGTTGTCAGGCAAGATAGTTCTTCAAATAGAGTTTATGCACAAAGCGGAGAAATTAGGCAAGCGCAAACTTTGTCTACTACAGCACCTAGCAAAATTTATTCTTTTGGTACGCAAGGCGAATCAAAAAAAACATTTCGTGATCCAGTAAGTGGTTTGCAATACGATATTGCATCTTCTGCTAGTGATATAGGAAGAGAAATTGCTCCAAATACGTATGCTTTTTTTGATGGTTCAATTATACAAATTCCAACAGAACCAGAAGCACCAACAGCACCTATGGCGTTTAATAAAGAAAGATTTGAAGAATTATTAGATGAACCGTTAATTCCTATAGAAACTAGGAATGAACAAGAAGAACAAAAAATAAGGGAAATTGATGAACAAAGGCAACAAAGTGAAAGAGATTTTGCAGCAGAAATGGCAAACCTTGAAAAAGAAAATAAAGCAACTATTGCACAACTTCAAGAAGATGCACAAGAGACTCAAACAAGATTAACAAATTTACGAGGTTTGATTGATCAAGAAGAAGAAGAAAGACTAAGAAAAACTGGTGCGGAACGTGCTGGTTATGTACGTGCAAGAAGATTGCGTGGGCAACCAATTTTAGGGGGGAATGAGTAATGCCAGGACTATACGAAAATATCCATAAGAAAAGAAAAAGAATTGCTGCTGGCAGTAAAGAAAAAATGAGAAAGCCAGGAGACAAAGGCGCACCGACAGCTGCTAATTTTAAACGTGCAGCAAAGACTGCGATGAAGAATAAAAAGAAAAAATATGGCTAGTGGGATAAAGAACCCAGAAGGTGGTTTAACTGCAAAGGGTCGAGCGCATTTTAAAAAAAAGGAAGGGGCTAATCTCAAACCAGGCGTTAAAGGGAGAGCGGACACTCCTGAAAAACAACGAAGAAAAGGCTCTTTCCTTACTCGTTTTTTTACAAACCCTAGTGGTCCAATGAAAAATGAAAAAGGAAAACCAACTAGGCTGGCTTTGTCTGCAAATGCTTGGGGTGAACCAGTGCCAACAAATAGAGCAGCAGCTGCAAGGTTAGCAAGAAAAGGTCGTAGTTTACTAAAACGTTATAAGGCTGGTAAGGAGGCATAATGCAAAAAATGGTCGGTGGTCAAAAAAAACTTGATGCAAACAAAAATAATAAAATTGATAAACAAGATTTTGCAATGCTACGTGAAAAACGAAAGCGCAAAAGTCTAATGAAAAAAAAGCAAATGAATAATGAAAAAACTTACGCCTAAACAAATAAAACAACGTTATGAAGTAGCACAGCGCAAAAAAGATTTATTTGAAGATTTGTATCGTGATGCTTATGAGTTTGCTATCCCACAACGTCAGCTGTATGGATATTGGGAAGGCAATAGCACTGGTCAGAAAAAGATGCAAAGAGTGTTTGATTCAACTGCAATCAACTCTACAAACCGTTTTGCAAATAGGATGCAGTCAGGTGTTTTTCCATCGCAAAGAATGTGGTGTAGGTTAGAACCTGGTAACAACATTCCGTTTGAACAAAAAGCACAAGTGCAAGCTGTACTAGATCAATATCGAAACGTTATGTTTAGTGTTATCAAGCAATCAAACTTTGATATTGCGATGGGTGAGTTTTTGTTAGATATGTGTGTAGGCACTGCGTGTATGTTGGTACAACCAGGAGATGATGTTGTTCCAATAACATTTACTCCTGTTCCGATGTTTTTAGTTTGTTTTGAAGAGTCTGCAAACGGTCAAGTAGATAAAATTTACAGACGTTTACGCATGAAAGCAGAAGCAATACAAAAACAATATCCTGATGCAAAGTTTTCAGAAGAGATGCAACAAAGAATTAAAGATAAACCTACTGATGAAATTGAGTTGCTTGAAGCAACAATTGAAGATTCAGATCAGGGTGATTGGTGTTATCACGTTTTAGTTAAAGAGAACATGGAAGAAGTTGTGTATCGTAGGATGAAAAATAGCCCTTGGGTGATTAGTCGATACATGAAAGTTGCTGGCGAAATTTATGGTCGAGGGCCACTGTTAACTGCCCTTCCCGATATAAAAACTCTTAATAAGACTAAAGAACTTTTGCTGAAAAACGCAACGCTGGCAGTCATGCCTGTATATTTAGCAGCTGATGATGGTGTTATTAATCCAAGCACAGTTCGCATTGTTCCAGGCAGTATTATTCCTGTAGCAAGAAATGGTGGAAACCAAGGTGATGCCTTAAAACCTTTGCCACGTGCAGGAGATTTTAATGTTAGTCAGTTAGTGATAAACGATATGAAAATGAACATACAAAAGATTTTGCTTGATGAATCGTTACCGCCAGATAATATGAGCGCACGTAGTGCCACAGAAGTTGTAGAACGTATGAAAGAATTGTCTCAAAACTTAGGTTCTGCGTTTGGCCGATTGATTAATGAAACGATGATACCACTGGTAAGTAAAATTTTAGGTGTGATGGATGAGAGAGGTTTAATTGATTTGCCATTAAAAGTAAATGGTTTAGAGGTACGTGTAGCACCGATATCACCTTTAGCGATGGCGCAAAGTATGGAAGAAGTAAATTCAATTATTCAATACATTCAATTAACACAACCTCTCGGTGCAGAAGGCGAAATGGCTGTTAACAAATCTGCTCTTATTGATTTTCTTGGTGATAAGTTGGGCGTGCCTTCCGAGGTTCGACACGATGCAGCGGAGCGTGCGTTTATGATTGAAGAAAGAGCGAAGGCAGAACAAGCTGCTGCCATGATGCAAGCACAAATGGCACAACAACAAGCACAACCAGCAGAACAACCATTACCACCAGCCGAAGGTATAAATTAATATGGCTGGCTGGGATGATATTGAAGCAATCTCGCAAACAAAAACCGAAGTTACAGAAATTGATAAATTGTGCGTGAGAGTTTTAAACACAGAAGATGGCAAAAAACTATTGAATTGGTTACGTCAACAAACAATTGAAAGACCAGCATGGTTACCTGGACTTGATTCATCAAATGGTTTTTATCAGGAAGGTAGATCAAGTGTAGTTCGTGAATTAGAAACAAAAATTAGGAGGGGTTTAGATGGCTGATGAAGGACAGCAAGTTGAAGAACAAGTTGAAGAACAACCGCAACAAGAAGAAGAAAATCGAGGTTTGCTTGGTGCAAGTGATGCAGCACCTGTTACGGAAAAAGAAGCACAACAAGAAATGGAACACCAGGCACAAGATTCTGCAACAGCGAATGATGACTGGGAATACCCAAAGGATTTTCCAGAACAGTTTAAAGGAAAAGATGGCTTGCCAGACATGGAAGGCTTAGTAAAAGGTTATAACGACTTTCGCAAAATAGTATCGCAAGGCAAACATAAAATGCCAAAGGATGGAAAGTACGCATTAGATGTTTTAGGCGAAGGCGCAAATGAAGAACCGCTGACAGATGTGTTAGTAGACTTTGCTAAAAAATCTGGTTTATCACAGCAACAGTTCGATTCACTCGTAACGGATCTGGGTGGTGCAATTGCTGAAATGAACCCATCAACTGAAATAAATTTAGATGAAGAACTCGGAAGTCTTGGAAACAATGGGCAAGAAATTGTAAATTCTATGGCTGCTTGGGGTCAAGGTCTAAGGAGCAAAGGTGTTTTTTCTGATGACGATTACGCAGAATTTGAACTTGCTGGTGCAACAGCAGCTGGGGTGCGAATGTTAAAAAAAATACGAGAAGCGTATGAAGGCAGAGTACCAATAGATTCTTCTCCTGTTGAAGATGGAGCAGCATCTGATGAAGAGTTACACGCTATGGTTGCCGATCCTAAATATCAAACAGACATTGCGTATCGTAAAAAAGTAGAGAAATTATTTAACCAAAGATACAATTAACAAACATACCTATTGCACATTGTAAATTCTGGGAATACAATACTTTTTAAGGAATATCGTATTTTTTAAATACGACCCTCTGAGGCTAACATCCCAAACTGTAGCGATGCCCTTCTCCTAGAAGGAACACAAAGCGTAAAAACTTTTTATTAATTTTTAGGAGATACAAATGGCTATCAGTTTATCTAATGCGTTTGTCGCCCTATTCGACCAAGAAGTTAAGCAATCGTACCAAGGTGATTCTATGTTGCGAGAGTGCGTAAGATTTCGTGGTGGTGTAGAAGGTTCAACGCATCGTTTTCCAAAATTAGCGTCTGGTACAGCGAGTGCTAGAGTACCGCAAACAGATGTTACTCCAATCAATGCACAGTTCAGTAATGTCACAGTGACTATAAATGATTTTATAGCTGCTGAATATTCTGATGTGTTTAGTCAATCCAAAGTTAATTTCGATGAGAGAAGAGAATTAGTACAAATGCTTTCAAAAGCAATTGGTCGTAAACATGACCAAGTGATTATTGATGCGCTTGTAGCTTCTTCCACTTCCCTTACTGTTGCTAATTCTATCGGTGGTGCTGGAACAAATCTGAACGTAGCAAAATTGCGTAATGCAAAAAAGTTACTCGATCAGAAAAACGTACCAAGCGAAGATCGTCACATCGTAATACACGCTAATTCACTTGATTCTTTGTTGAGTGAGACAAGTGTTACATCGAGCGACTTCAACACAGTTAAGGCTTTAGTTA